ATAAAATAAAAGAGGAAATATTATGGGTATCAGTTTAACGGACTATAAAAATAAAAATATTGACATGCATTTTATCGAAAACACAGATGAAACATACCACTTAGTTGTTTACCACAACTTTAAAAGCCTTGGTATAACGCTTAAACACGAAAGATATGGAGAAGATAGCTATTGCTACTTTGAAGACTGTTATGCTGATTTTTTCGAGATGATTGAGTTTGCAAATATTATAAAAAACAAAACAGACATCTTAAAAAATCTCGTTCCGATTGAATATAGACTTGTGTTGTAAGCTAAAATAATATTGCAAAACAGCACTTTTTCGAGTGTTGTTTACTAAATCTTGTATTATTTTTTCATCTAAACAAAAGGTTCGCAGATGTGGTGTCCTAGATGTGTTGGTAAAACTAGAGTTGTTGCAACTGTAACCGGAACTGAAAATGAACGATTTAGAAAATGCCTAGACTGTGGCTTCTCCTTTTCTACCGTGGAAGCTATAAAATTTGACGACTATTGGAAGACATATGCAAAAGAAACTTTTAACGGCACTAATAAAATCCAGCCTGCAGGATAAAAAAAGTGCAACTGAGCTTATAGATGAGTTTATAAACACACATACACAATCTGCTACACAACACTTAGAAGAGTTTCTAAGTGAACTACTTGTCTATATAAACAAAAACTTCGACAAAATGCCAAAAGACAACCTCCTCAATATCGTAAAATCAAAACTGCAAGACTTAAATATTGTATTTGACACAAAGAGCATTGATGCGATGTATGCATCTTTAGCGGCTACTGCAACTGTAGGAGTGACTAAAATCGTCTTTGACAAGGTAGATGTAAAAGCTATAGACGCAATGCGAAAAGGGTTTTATTGGGTTTCTGATAAAAAAAATAAAGAGACACAGGACATACTAATAAACACGATAGAAGCTGTTTTTAAAGGTGATGTGACAAGAGCAGATTTAAGTGTTATATTAAAAGAGAAGTTTACAGGGATGGCAAATAAAGATGAAGCTTACTACAAGTTGGTAGCTGACAATATTATCTCTCAAGCTCAGAACATAAGCAGAGTAAATGAAGCACTTAAATATGATGTGGAGTTTTTTAAAGTAAGAGCAAGGATAGACAACATAACAAGTGATTTTTGTAGAAATGCAAACGGTAAAATAGTAAGTGCAAAACATTTAAAAAATCAAATAGACTCTCTTTTGGCCGCTACGAGCATAGATGAAAAAAAAGCTGCAGCGCAATGGGTAAGTAAACCTATTTTTGGAAATTTTCCTTCAAATATAGGCTTGCCTCCATATCATGGACACTGTCGAACGATAGTTGAATCTGTCTGGGTAAATGAAGAAGTGAAAATAGATCCTGGTACTAAAAAGAAATACAAAGTAAGAAATACAAGCATAGATGAAAAGTACAAGTTACAGCATATTGATAAGACTGGCATAGAGGTAAAAGTTGATAAGAAGGTTTATGATAAAATCGTAAATACAAAACATGGGCTTAGCGAGAAGCAACTCGTCGGTGCAATGAATGATATAAAATACAAAGCTCCCCATAAAATAACCGGAGAACATCCAAACGAGCATATCCGAACTGTTGCTATGACAAACGACGGTTATGTGCTTGTATATGAGTCTGACAAACTTGTAACTTGCTTTTCTCCAAGCCGAAGATCGAGCAGCTATTTTAACGATAACGCAAAACTCGGAAAAATTGAAGATGTCGATACTGGAAAGATTACAGAAAAGGTGAAAAAATGGTACGAAAATTTAATATAGAGATAACATTTGAGTATGGATGGGAGATAGATGAAACAGGATTTATCGCTCCATATTCTAACTATAAGCCAGTAGAAGAAGCCCCTATCTCTTTTGGTATATGTGTAAAAGAAAAAGGGAAGCTTATAGCAATGTATGACCCTTTTATTCCTACAACCGAAGCAATCAAAGAGGCAAATAAACAGGATATATTTAGTGAAGAGTGTGAGTTTACTGATGGTAAGCATACTTTTAAAGGCAACTTTGTAGATGCTCTTATCTATGTGCAGAGTAAGTATAAGGAACATTACAATGGATGATATAGGGCAAGAATCAATAAAAAAACTTCTTCGCAGGGTTGGAGAGGAAACAGTAAGTAAAGCGAGGGATGTTGCTCCTTATGTCACAGGTAACTTACATGACGATATTCAACTCTTTACAGAAAATTTAGGAAGCCTTGAGATAGAGATAGGAAACTCTCTTATTGTCAAGTACGCACCTTGGGTTCATAATGGTACAGGCTTATATGGAAAATATAAAACAAAAATAGTCCCAAAAAATAAAAAAGCCTTAAAGACTCCTTTTGGTATCTTCAAAAGTACAAACGGTCAAAAAGCTCAACCTTACCTAACTGACGGTTTATCAAACTACATTAAAAGCGGTGGATTTGACAGAGCATTAAACGATGCTGGCGATGATCTAAGTGAAGAGATATTTGATGGCTTAAAAAAATCATTAAAAAATATCACTATAGGATAACCGCTCCACCTCTGCTCTCCCCGTTTTCCCCTCTCTCCAAAAAATCCAACTTTTTAGCAGCTAACGCCACCGACCAAAAGCGGTCCGCATGACCGATTGAATTTTCCATTGAATAATAAACCATCTTTTTAATTCCAGCTTTTCTCTTAATAGAGTGTATATCTGCTATTAAGTTTGGGTCGTTCGGCAGTGTTATAAGCTTATCTTCCATCATCTTTTTTAGATTTAAAACCATAAACTCTTTAGAACTAGCTGTAAAGCTAACCCCCTCAACTTGACTAGGGTAACTGCTCTCCATCCCCTCCGCCAAGTCCATACCGATACCCGTCTTGTCTATCCTCATATTTGAGTTTTGATAGAGTGTTAAATGCTCTTTTAGTATTGTTTTCTGAGATTCAAAAGTGGCATTTTTAAAGCTATCTAGTATGGCTAAAGTATATTTACCTTCAACTTTATCTAAGGCACTTAGTACAGACAAGTGTTTTGTCCTTCCTATATCGTACCCACTCCATAAAATACTTTTCGTGTTTGGTGCATAGTAAGTATAATCTTTAACACAAGACTTTATAAGTGCAATAGGAAAGAAACTAGCCTCATCATCTGCAAAGATACACTCATACATCATCCCCCAACTATCACTATCAAATAGATCTCTTAACACTTGTATATCTACATCAAGTCCATCTTTAACAGCATCGTAAATGGTAGTCTTATGACGACTAAACATATAATATTTAACTTCATCTACGCAGAGTTTATGAAACAAACTCTCTTGTTCAAATGGAGTACTTAAAATTGTTATCCTAGCTTGTGTATCCCCTATTTTTACGGATGTTATGGAGGGGATAAACGCCTCCCAGATACGCTTAGGATTTAAATACCATGCAAACTCATCCATCCACACCGAACCGCTAAAGCCCTGAATAGTTCTAAAGTTGTTTGCAAAGATGTAGATAGTCGCACCGCTTGGAGTTTTTATCTCGCTGGTGGAGCCTGTAAGGACAAGTCCGAGTTTCTCTGCATGTTTATATATCTCCGCATGCCACTTTAAAGCCTGAGTTTCTGAGGCTGAGAGTATAAGCTGGTCCATCCCTCCCATAGCATCTACAAGACACTCTCCAGAGCATCCATAGGTTGCCCCAATTTGACGAGACTTAAGCCAAATACGAAACCTGCTATCATCCTCAATAAACTGTTTTTGATATTTGTAAAGTCCATAATCATCTTGGAGCATCTTCGCCTTAAGAGCCTTTACTTCTTCGCTCTGTACAAGACGCGGTTTTACTTTCTGTTTCTTCTCTATCTTCTTAGATTTCTTCTCCAGTCTCTCAAGCGACTTTGTAAGCATTGCAAGTTTTCTTGCATTCGCCTCGGTCGGACTTCTTTTGCTTAGCATCTCAATCTGCTTGTGCAATCCCTCTACAGAACTATCCACAACTACATTATCTTTACTCTTGTTTATCCAGTTATTTAAAGTACCTCTGTTTATTTTAAACTCTAGGGCGACTTCTGTAATTGGAATACCAGCTTTGATAAGATTTAATGCCTTTTCTTTTACATCTTTTAAATATGCCATATATCTGCCCTAGAATTGATTTTTACCCATTACCCTATACAGAGTATTAAAAAAATGCGTTCGTATTTTATAAACACACCTTAAACTAGCAAAACGAGCTATTTTGTTTTAGAACTAAATCCTAAAAGCTCTTTTACTTCTTGAGCTGTGATTATTTGAGAACTCACCAAGTTTGCGATAAGACTACTGTCATCTTTAAAGCTTGTTACATCAAGAGCTTTTATCTTGTGCGTAATTCCGATGTTTGAGAAAAAATCTTCAATGGTTTGGATTTTTGGTTTTATGATTATTTCGTTGAAAGCGTGAAGTTGATCTATGAGTTCTGTCCCACCGCCAAGTTGACCAGCCGCCATAACTCCAACCAATCTGGGAGGTACCCCGTGCGCTGTTATGATTTCATTTTTATTGACATTTTTGAGTTTCTCAAAACTCATATCTTCTATGCCGTCAAGTTTTTCGAGTCTCACTTTTGCCGGAGGCGAACCTTCGCTTGTTTTACCAGTATGCAAGAGCAAAGTTTTGTGAGCATTTTCGTATCCTTTGTAGTTAGTTCCAAAAAAATTTTTGAATGTTGCTATCTGCTCAGGATTTGGAGACGAGTTCTCAAATATAACTCCAAAGCCGGGTCTCGCACCATTGTCAAAAAAAGAGGTGTTATATCTATCTGCATTACGAGAAGTAAGGATTTGATTTAGAGCGGTGAGATAATCAGGCTCTCCATAGTACTTACCACTTGGAGAATAGTATTTTAAATAATAGCCATCGAGTTTAACCGCTTCACTCTGAGTGTTTACTTGATATATCTCTCTATCTTTATTTACCCTGCCTTGATGCCCTAATATATGATAGAGATTAAAATCATTAGGAGTACCACTCTTTTCTAAAAAACCATTTCCGTAGATTTCCAAATCCATACAAAACGCATACATAAAATCTTTTGCAAATTCATTTTTTGGCAAGTGTTTAGTGAGTGTGGTTTCTTCTATCTGAGATAAAAGAGCAGCTTTGATTTTGATACTTCTTTGATGATACACATTGTAATAGTAAAATTGCAGCAACTCGTCAAAGTTTATAAATGGGTCTATAGTTCCATTGGCATTTAATAAGTCAGAACCTATAAACTGTCTTGACTCTTTAGCATCTTTTAAAATCCCGTCTCTCATTCTTACTCACTTTTTACTTACAAATTATAGGAATGCTAGCCAATGGCATTCTCCATTTTAAAAAACAAAGTTTAATGCAAATAAAAAAGCAAAGCACCCTATACCCGTGTATATAGAGTGATTTGAGTTACAGAAGCTATTAAAATAGCAGCATCGAAAATCAAAACGGAGGAGTTCAGGTTGTCAAAGAAGTTAAGTGATATTGCGATTACTCATATCTCTTTAGTAAAAGCCGGGGCAAATGGTAAATCTATCATTTATAAGTCAAGTGATGCGGAACCATCATATGTCAGAATTATAGAGATAAAAAAGAGTAACAATGAAGAGGGAGTTGTTTACGGGATTGTTTACTCCCCAGACCAAGAAGACTCTCAAGGTGATTTTGCAACAGCTGGTGAGATAAAAAAAGCCGCTTATGCATTTATGAAAAACAGGAACACGCTTAATGTAGACAAAGACCACTCCTTCGAGATTGAAAAAGCTTTCATCTCAGAGAGCTGGATTTTAAAAGAAAATGATCCTGTATTTCCTAATGAGCCAGCCGGAAGCTGGGCGGTTGCAATACAGCTTGAAGACGAAGAACTGAAAAAATCTGCAAAGAACGGTGATATAGGCGGTATCTCTATGGCTGGGACTGCTTTAAAAGCAGATGTTGAAAAAGCGGACAAAGGATTTACTTTTGAGGACTTAACAACCGCTTTTAAAAAGATATTTAAAGAAAACAAAATTGATAAACAAGAGGAGAACGGTTTGAAAAAAGAAGAGTTAGAGGGAGTTGTTAAAGCTGCGGTTGAGCCATTGATGAAAAAGATTGGTGACTTAGAAAAACAAGTTGACACTTTGAAAAAAAGTGATGAAGAGACAAAAGAGACTTTGAAAAAGTCTAAACAGGATAATGATCCACAGCATAAACAACAAAGTAATGAACAAGGGGGAATACTATAATGCTTCAATTTGACGAAATTCTAAAAGCCAACACTACACCGACAGATGTGACACTGAGCGGTTCATTAACACCTGCACAGAGTCGTACTTTTATACAAGCTATTATCGATAGACAAAGCATTTTAAAAGATGTAACCGTAGATATTACTTCAAAACTTACTAAAGAGAGGAGTACCTATGATATCGGTAAAGGTGTTTTAAACAGACATGTAAGCGGTACAGCCGTGCCAGATACAGCTATGAAAAAGCTCGGTAAAATCGGTTGTACTCTGGATATGTCCAAGGGGATAAGTCTAAACGCGAGAATCTTAGATGATACGCTAAAAGACAACAAAGACAATCCAAGCTTTGAAAAAGAGCAGTTCGACGGGTTTGCAACTGCCTTTATGAATGATCTTGATTATCTGGGTATTGCAGGGATTGCTGACAATGCTGCCGCAGCTGCTCCTTTTTTAGAGTTGGCAAAAGGGTGGGTGCAAGTAGCAAGTGAATCTGCTAGTGCCTCTAAGCCTACATCTTCAGCTTCAAAAGTGTCTGATCGTCTTGAGTATCTTGTTAAAAATATCCATGAAGATGTCAAGGGCGGCAAGGCTGTTATCTATATCTCTGCGGTTGACTATGACTCGTACCAGCTTGAAGTTGCGGCTTCGTATCCAAACTCTGGTGCTCTTGTAAATGGCGGCATTAACTCTTTTATGGGTTACAAATTAAAACCTAACGAGAACTTGGTGAGCGGACAGTTTTTAGCGACTATCCCTAAAAATATGGTGTTTGGAATCTCAAGCCAGATTGACAGAAACCGATGGTATGACAATGAGACTTCATCTCTTCGCTATAAATTTGTAGTACATCCTGACTATGAGTTCGATATACATAAATATGTAACTTACATGACTTACGTAGCTTTAACAATTACAAGTTATGTAGCGAGCATGGCGGTTCTCGCAACTGCTACGAGAACGGTACAAAGTGCAGCTGGAAATGGAATAGCTGGAGTTACCGTCGTGAGTAATGACCCTACGATTGCAACTGTATCTTATGCTAGTACTACAGGTGTTATTAGTATGACTGGCGTAGCAATAGGCACTACCACGGTAACAGTAAGTGATGGCACTAGTACGAAAACAATTGCTGTAACAGTAGCTTAATATGGTCAGTGTAGTTAATCTAAAAACACTTTTTCCATTGAGCCTGCTAGATGAGGCTATAAATCCTCATCTGGCTCGAGCTACTTGGGATTATAAAACGATACTGTTTGAAGATGCGCTACAAGAGCTTGAAGTGGTTGGAAGTAAAACTCTTTATTATCTGGCTCCCTTACTTTGGGTTGATATGCAAGACAGAGCCGATGAGTATGCGGAAAGCTTAGAGACCTTTAAAGATGTAGAAAAGTTTAAAGCTACTTGGTTGGACCGTGCAAACTCTGCGCTCAACAAAGATAATGAGAACGCAACAGACAGTGAGGTATTTTGGGCATGTATATAAATGAAAATGAAGCGACAGTTGATATTGAAGCATATATTAAAAAATATACACAAGATTTTAAACTGTATGCAGTAAAACGCAAAACCATAAATACCAAAAAGTTTAGTCTGTTTTGTATCGTAAAAGTTACATATGCTCAAGGGCAAAGCAGCCTCTTTTCAGATTTTATAAAAGATAGCATTAATGATGATATTGAACTTGTAGAGTCTGATGTGGTAGAAGAAAGCAGGACGCTAAAAGAAGTATTTTTATTTAAATGCACGATAAGTGTATTTGGAATTTAAAGACAATAAAAAGGCAGAGAAGTAATGGAAACAAGTGTATTAATTCCAATGTGGCAAGTAATCGTTTATATAGTGCTCTTTGCAGGTTCTTATGGAGTTATCGCGTATATGACAAGAATAAATACAAAACATATCGAAACTTTATTTGTCAAGTCGGACGCGATGATGGAAGAGAAGGAAGCACGATCGACATTTGTGACTTTGGAGCTTTACAAAAGTGAAGTAAACCACTTGAACAAAACACTTGAAGATGTGAAAGCTCAAAATACTCAAATCTTGTCAATTTTGACAAGTAAACTAAATTAAGGAGTCCAGAAATGGCTGAAAAAAAAGTAACAGTAAAAGCACTTAAAGAGCTTAGAGCGGAAGATGGTAAAAAAGTGATAGTTGGTGAAACAACTGAGGTGCTGGAGAGTACGGCAAAGATTTTAGTAGCAAACAAAAGTGCAGAGCTTGTAACACAAGCTACAACACAAGTAAAGGAATAAACAATGGCAACTGAAAGATATATTGGTGGTGGAAGAGTTTTTCTTAGTAAATGGAACGGTGTAACTTATGATCTAGAGGTTGAAGTGGGTGAAATCCAAAACGCGACTTTAAAAATCTCGCAAGATTATGCTGATGCTATGTCCAAGGACAACGGTATACAAAAAAAGGTTGATAAAGTTGCAAAGTCTACAAATGCAACAATCTCTTTTACTACCCAAAATGTAAATAAAGTAAATATGGCTATGGCTATGTTTGGCGCGGATACCCTAACAGAAACATTCGCAATCGGTGCTACTCTGCCTGACAACACGGTAGCTACAGTTTCGACTATTATTCCGGTTATCAACGGCGCAACACTCTCCAAAATCGAAGCTCAGATTAGAATAATTGGTGTTAATTTATCCGGTAGTGACAATCCAGTGTTGTTAGTCCACCATGCAGTTATTACGCCGACTGGCGATATAAGAGATTTCTTTGCTGATAAGCATGCAACTCTTGGTTTTGATGGTGAAATTTTAGAAGTGGCTGCTGGGTATTTTAAAGAGTACCTTATTCCTAAAGTATAGGCGGTAGAAAATGATAAAAACTAAACATATGACAGAACTGGAAATAGATGAAAATAAGTTTAGCATTACAGTCAGTGAGCCTACAAAGGCTCAAAGAGATGAGCTTAGTCTTATTTCAAAAGACTACCAAGTCGCTATAGATGAAATAAGACCTCTTCAAGTTCAACTTAATGAACTGATGGAAGAGTTCACTATCAATAAAGAGATCTTGGCACATGCTATTGTAATTGAAAAACTCAAAGTAGTGTTTGAACAAAAAGCACTTTATAAAGAAATTTTAAGGATTCAAAAAGAGTTAAAAACTATTGACAAAAATTATATAGACTTTAGCGTAACAGTTAGCAATTTCTTCTCTAAAAAATTCGATTTTATGGTAAGTGGTGAAGGTAAAGATGCATTAAAAAAAGAGATGCAAGACAAAGAGATTAGCTATCAAACCATTGTTGAAGTGATTGAAGATTTAATCGCACCGAGCAAAGAAAAAAAGTAAGAAACATTATCACTTTCTTAAAAGGAAATGGAAAGGATAATGGTATTTTTAAAGTAGAATTAAATTGCGATTGGGAACAGGCAATAGCGAATCTGGTCTCTTTGAGTTCTAAAAGTGGTGTGGCTAGCGTAGAGGTTGAGTATATGGTTGTTAAAGACTTTTGTGAAAAATATGAACTGGATACGATAGATACTTATTCTATCGTAAAGAGAATCGTATCAGAGGTCTACAAAATATAAATAATAGTATCAGGAGGATGTCATGGATAAAGAACTAAAAATAAAAATTACTGTTGACAAAAAAACTGGTGCTATTAAAGTTATGGATGGGGACTTTAAAGAGCTAGCAAGTACGATTAAAAATGCAAATACAAACACTAAAAAATTTAGTGATTCATTATCAAATAAAGCGGAAAAGTCGGTTAAGTCATTTACCGCAAGCCTTATTAAAATGGCAGCTGGTGCTGTTGGAATTTATGCGATAAATAGAGCTCTACAAAAGTATTTAACTATCGCAGACTCCATGAACAACTTAGATGCAAGACTAAGGCTTGTTACTAAAAGTACGGCAGAGTTCGCATTTCAACAAAAAGAATTACTAGCTATCTCTAAAGACACTTACTCAAATATTCAAGATATAACTAAACTTTATGTAAAGCTAGACCCAGCTCTTAAGCAACTTGGAGCATCAACTCTGGCCGTTGATAAGATCACGTCTAGTTTTTCAAAAGGTTTAAAGCTTGGTGGCGCAAGCACAGAAGAGGCATCCGCAGCAACGCTTCAATTTGCACAGGCTATGGGAAGCGGAGTATTACGAGGGGATGAGTTTAACTCTATGGCAGAGGCATCACCAAAACTTATGGAGTACATGGCAAAAGGTATGGGAGTGCCTCAAACTGCGCTTAGGAATTTAGCTACAGAAGGTAAATTAACAGCTGGTGCTGTTTCCACAGCTCTTCTTGAAATGAGTGGTGAAATAGACAAAGATTTTAAAACTATGCCTTTAACAGTTGGCAAGGCAACTACAAATTTAAATACCGACATTCAAAAAATAGTGTCAGATTTTGATAAAGCAACTGGAATATCTGGAACATTTGCAGAATCTATAAATAACTTAAGTGGAAATGTAAGTGAATTGTCAACAGAGTTAGTAGGTTTTGTTACTGACACTAAAGACTTCCTAAAAGAGCATAACGAATCTTTGGATGTTGCAGCAAATCTAGTAAAAACAGTTGGAATTTCTTACGCAACTTTTATAGCAGGCGGAGCAGTTGTAACAGGAATCGAGGCGATAACTACCTCGGTTGTTGCACTCAGAGCTGGCATGATAGGACTGCAGGCATCTATACCTGTTTTAGGGTGGATTAGTGCAGCAGTTGGAGTGGGTGCAGCAGCATATTTATTGTCTGAAAAAGAAATTCAAAAAGAAAACTATACATCCATAAACAGCATTGATTCTTTAGTTTCAGAAATGATAAAACTACAAGCAAAACGAGAAGAAATAAGTAACGATAGCCTTAAGTTGGATTCTACACAAAAAAAAGAAAAAGATATTATTGATGCAAATATAAAAGCTATTGAGAATCAAATAATCGCAATAAATAATAGTGCTAATGCACAAGATGAAGCTAGCAAAAAGAAAAAAGAAGCGTTACTTAAAGAAATTGAAACGATAAAGGCAACGAGTATAGCCCTGACAAAAGAAGAGATAGCAGCTCAAGAAAAACTAGCACAAGAAAATGTAAAAGTTTATGACTCTTTTGTAGGCATAGCTGGTTCAGATTATGACAAGTGGTTAAGTAGCTCTAATGCCAAAATGGTTGAGTTGTCAAAAAATGGAGTTTTATCAGTAGGGCAATTATCTGAAGCTTGGAAAATACTTAAACTATCATCTCCAGATTTGGAAGCAAATGTAAAATTTGAAGCAGACTGGACGGCCTTTTTAAATGAAGAAATTATAAAAGGAATTGAACTAAAAAAAGAACAATCAGACCTAGCTGAAAAATGGTCCAATATAATGTTAGACAACTACTCAACAATGTTGGATTCGCAAATAAACCTAGCAAGTAGCACGAACGATTGGCAGGATGGATTAACTGGTGTAGCTGGAACTTTATCTGGTTTGAGCAAGGCATTTAGTAAAATTCGAGTGGATGAGTTAAAGGCAACTAAAGCACAATTCAGTCTAGATTCTAAGTATCAAAAAGCATACGAGGGGATGATACTTACAGATAAACAAGCACAGATAGTTTCAAACAACTACACTAAAGAAAGTAACCAAATCAAGGAACAATCACTTGAAAATCAAATAAACGGTTACGGTTCTTTAGCTGGTGTAGCTTCGCAAATGTTTGAGCAAGGCTCCGCACAATCAGAAGCTCTTATCGGTATTCAAAAAACTTTATCTGTAGTAACAGGCATTACAGCTATTGCAAAGGCTATGTCTGTGGGCGATCCTTACACGGCGGTTGCAAGAGGTTTAGCAGTTGCAGCGACTCTAGCATCTTTTGGATGGTCTGGAAGCGGTGGAGGCAGTGGAGGTGTTCCTACACTTTCTGCAGCAAATCAGCAAGCAAGTACCGCTAATAATTTTACACAACTAAATCAAGCTACAGCTGGTGGAGGCGTTAATTTTGATAGTTTTATAAAAGGGCTTGATAGAGCTACATCGGCATTGGAGTCTATGGACAATTCTGGTTCATCTACAGCAGAGGAATTATCAGCATTGAGAGTACAGATAATGTACTATTCCAATACAGCAGAAGAATCCCAAAAACTTCAAGATAAGTTTATGACATTATATAGCTCTACCCTAAACGACGCAATTGACTTTTCAAAAAAATCTATAAGTGAAATACAGTCTTTTATACCATCCGTTAAAACTGCATCTAAAACTGCATATATTGGCGGTAAATTTACATCGATTGCAGGGGAAGATAAGACATTTAATAATAGCGAATATAACAAGGTACTAGATAGGATTAATGCTTTAGCAATTAAAGCAAAGTCTACAGCACTAACATATGTGGAGAACCTAGAACTAGCCGACTTGATGATGCCCGGAGGTGTTTGGGCGGTAGGGCAAGACTGGACAAAAGCAATAGACGAAATTGATTCTAGATTAAAAGATTCGGCAGACAGAATAAAGTCTTATGAAGACCTTTTTAAAACTCCTACACAACTACTAGAAGATTTAGCAGTAACCGCCAATACCCGTATTTCCAACACTATAGTCGATTTAAATTCTTTGGTGAACGCGTTTGGAAGTGATATGACCGAAGCAGAAAGTAATTTTGTTATGGCAAATGCATCCTTGCTTCAAGCGCGAGATGATGAACATAAATCTTTACAGCAAACTTATGATTTATTAGCTGGAAATATAACTAAAAGACAAGTAGATATCTTAACAATTGATGAGTCAAATATAGCACTACAACAATCTATTTGGGTGAAACAAGATGAAATATCTATAAACGACAAACTTACAGCTCAGATAAAAGCAACAACATCAGCGACAATCAAGTTAGTTGAATCTCTTAGTAATACAGCTGATGCTGCTAAAAAAGTAAGTGATGCAAATGTGGCATCTTGGGATTCTCTGCATAAAACAGATTATGAAAATTTAGTAGCACAAGGTAGTCAGCTAGTTACTTCTTACACAGATAAATTTGTTGATGTAATGAAAACTAATATAGTTGAGAAGACTGTAACAGCAGAAGAATTAGTTAATAAGTTCTATACACAAGCCCTTGGTAGAACAGCAGGATCTGATGAATTGAATGGATGGATAACAAACTTAAAAAACGGCATATCTACGACAGATACACTGTACACAGATATGGAGCAAGCAGCGAAAACTGCAGGTGAGAAGATTAAAGGAACTATTCCTGATCTTATATCTACAGTTACGCAAACAATGACTACTACGGTAAAAGAGTTGCAAAAAGTACCAGAAGCGTATTTAACTTATATGCCACAGACCTTAAGTGAACTTGATGATGTAGTAAAAATGCTAACAGCCTCAGGCGGGGTGTTTGACGCTGAAGAATCGGCATGGGCTACAAAATATCGAGCATACTTAGTTAAAAAGAATGATGATATTGCAGCGAATAAGTTAGCAGAATCTAATACTGCAGCAGCTCTACTAGAAACATCAAACACGAATAAGAAAACATTTGCAGATAGCTTCTTGACTCCAGACCAACTTGCACAAAATATGGCTAAAAATTTAAAGGTTACGCTTAAAACTTCTATGCAAGGTTTATCTGAGTTAGCTACTACCCTTGCAGATGATACAGATGGATTAACTAATGCAGATTTGAAACTTTTAGAAGCAAATAAAAGTTTAATAGCTAATGCAAATAGCTTAATAGAACAACAAATTAAAGAGACATGGTCAAATGCTATAAGTTTAAAAAAATCTTTTGATGATGCCAATAAATCAATGCAAGATTATGTAGATGAGCTCAACCACATGCCGTTGGCTTATACGGATATTTCCTCCGCTCTTAGCGATGTTTATATGCAGGTAGGAAGTATTCAAAACCTCTCTGATGCTACAAATGCACAATCTGCTATAAGCAACTTTTACAAAGAGTCTGTAGATGCTACGAATAGCTTCTATGATGCTCAAATAAAAGAGCTTGAGATTCAAAAAGATATTAGTAAAAATCTTGTAAATTTTTCGGATTCTTTAAAAATATCTTTGATTAAGAACAATCCAGGAGCCTTGCTTGGTAAAATGGATTTTTATCTTGCAGAATTAAAAACAAATTTTACAACTGCAAACAGCGACAAAGCGACAACCTACGCAAGCTCTTATATAGACTCTTTGTCTAACACCGCAATGTCTGCTGCAGATATGAGATATGAGACTGCACGCGTTGCAAGTCAGTTTGCAAGTTTTGGAGAGGGAACAAATACATCACTTGCAGATATAAATTCCCAACTTGAAAATCTAACATCAAAAAATGAAGATGCACTCAGCAAGCTTAAGCAGGATACGATAAGAGCATTGGGAACACTGCAAACTGTTACCGCAGAGATTGCACCGAACTTGGATGCAACGCTTACCGGCTTGGTTGACACAGCTACCTACTTTTTAAACGAAAATTCACCTATGATAGATTGGTTAAAAAGTATAGATGCATCCGTAAACTCTCTCACGTTTGAGCAGTATACAGCTCCGGCAATTGTATCGGTTCCAACATCGGTAAGTAAACTTGACACACTAGCTGGAGCCACATTTTCAGCAGATATTTTAGCTGCACAAACAGCGCATAACGCAAAAGTTGCACTTAGAAATTCTGTTGTTACAAACATAGATGGTTCCCATAAAAATGGCTTAGATCGCGTTCCATTTGATGGCTATCTCGCAGAGCTTCATAAAGATGAGAGAGTACTTACAAAAAAAGAAACATCAGATTATGAGCGACCGATAATCATAAACTATCAAGACAACATACTCGTACAAGTGCTAAAAGAAATAAAAGAGTTAAAAAATACAATTGCCACTCTTCAAGCACAAAACAATAAAAGCACAAATCAAATTGTTACAAATACCAAAAAACCTCTACTGGTATATAAAAATGCTTAACGGAAAACTAACTAAAACCAGTCTTTCGTTACTGCTTAACAATAAAACATACACTAGGGAATATTACTGCTCTGTAAGAAGCACTATAGGCTTTTCTGACGCATTAATCCCAGAATGGGTAGCAAAAACTACTGGAACTTTTGTTTTAGGAGATGAAGTAAAAATTGACGCGCTAAAAAGAATCTTTAAATTACATGCCGCTACAGCCACAACAGAACACCCGCTTGAGAGAACGGACTTCTGGACGGATATGGGCGGAATAAACAGTTTTAAAGCTTTTGACAACATCTTAAACTCACAGGCTGAGGCGACAACAGATGTAACAATCGAAATCGACTTCAATCGCAGTAACACACTCGCATTCTTAAACATAGAGGGCATGGCGTCCATAACAGTTGAACAGATATCTAACATTGACAACTCGGTAATAGTTCCGGCGACAACTTACAATACAAGAAAATTTGCTGGCAAAACACCCTATGACATTTTCTTTAAACCTATCAGGACAAAAAGGGTACTGCTTGTAAAAGGCTTAAAGTGGCATCCAAATTCTCGCCTCGTAATTACGATTCCCTATGCTGGCAAGACCATAAAGATTGGCACTGTTACCAATACCTTGCTCGTGGATTTAGGGGCAACGCTATATAAAACATCTATCGGATTTGACAACGATTCAACACGAATTGTTGATAACTTTGGAGGTGTGACTTTTAATGAAAAAGAAGTTACAGACATATTAAAAGCAAATGTAATTGTAGAGACAGACCGGATAGATGATATTTTCCATACTATAAAATCCCGTGCAAAAGAGATGAGTTTGTGGGTAGGAGATAGCAGAGACAAAGGAGTGGAGAGCCTTATAATGATAGGATATCCGCAATCAACAGAGTTCAGCATAGAAAAGCATGCAAACACAGAATATCCAATAACAATAATAGGAGACTCCAATGCCAATTAACACACTTCCGGTTTACACAGGAACATGGCCAAACGCCAATACACAAACAGATTCGGACTATGCAAACAATACCTTTTTTGCATATGAATGGATAGGTACTACTTTACTGCCGGCACTTAATATTTTTATACCAGATTTTGATACTTTAACTACTCAAGCTGGGTTAGATGCTGCAACAGCTACAGCGGCAGCTGCTTTAGCAAAAGAACACGCAACAGGAAACCTTATGGCAACAGGAGGTTCAGCTAAGGCTTGGGCGGTTGATACAGCAAGTCCAGACGGAACAACAAGTAAATCGGCGAAAACATTGGCAGTAGAAGCATTATCAAGTGCAACAGCAGCATTAAACGCAAAGCTCGCAGCAGAAGCAGCACTTGATAGCTTTGACGATAGATATCTAGGCTCAAAAACAGCCGACCCTACATTAGATAATGATGGAAACCCTTTGACTATGGGAGCGATGTACTACCACACAAATATCGACCCAACACTTAACAAACTAAAAGTATATGACTCTGATTTGGCAGTTTGGACAAACATGATATTTGTTCCAACTTCTCACACAGGACTAAGTGGAATCGGCACGAAATCACATAATCAACTTGAAAGTGAACTAGCTATAAAAACAAACAAATCAACATCATTCTTTTACGGAGGTTTCTAAATGGCAACTAAAAAACTAGGTGTAGTTACTCCACTGGCTACTACAAACACAACTTTATACACTGTACCAGCTTTAAAGAGTACGGTATGTGTTTTAAATATCTGTAATACAAATGCAGTAGCCGTAGCCGTGAGGGTGGCGGTGAGTGCATTAGCCACTCCTACAATAGGCGAGTGGATTGAGTACGATGTTTCTATACCAGCAAACGGTGTATTAGAGAGAACTGCTTTAGCTTTAGGTTCAGATGAACTCGTGATCGTGTATGCAAGTGCTGTAAATGTAGCTTTTAGACTAGCTGGAATGGAGGAATAATTATGGGAAGATATATAAGTACAACAGGTGGTCCAACATCAACAATAGCTAGTATGAAAGCATTAGATAATCTTGCTATAGGTGATGTAGTTGCCTCAGGTGTTAGCGGAAAAGTTGGGTATGTTTCCACGAATAATGCTACTCCCAATAGAACGTCAGATGACCCCGTTTCTACTACACCGTTTTTACCTCTTGGTTCAGTAGGATATGAAACCCCAAGGTTTAATCGTAGTATTTTGAGTAACATAATTTTTAAGACTGGGGAAGAGTTTATGGCTTATACTGGAAATGGAATATCGATAAATAGTAATGCAGGATATTATAACTTTAGTACTGGAATAAAGACAGATATGTATGTTGGAGGAGGCATGTACGTAGCAGGGTTCGAAAAATTAAATGAAACATCTTTTTTATTTTTGACTACAACATTAAATTATGGGGCTATTCAGTTTTCTATAATGAACAAGGACGGCGTAACTGCTGTTAAAGCTTTAACGGTTTTAGCTACTATAAATTCTTATGATGGTATTGATATATCTTCTAACGGGGTTGATAGAATTTTTATTGTGTATTCAACAGTTGCAGGCAATTATTTATCAATTCTTGATTACTCAGGAACAGTAGTAGGTACACCTATACAGCTATCTACTGTTGGAAGTAATTTTACGAAAGTAAAATCTTTAGCAAATGGAAATGTGTTAACACTTTATTCAAAATTAAATATTGGATTTTTTACTAAGCAATTTACTGCTCAGGGTGTGGCTATAGGTGTTGAGCTACAATTATCAACATCAGTAGCATCCCGTCTGCTAAATACTTCTTCTAAGAGGTTGATTAATAGTGTTGGGGCTAATATCTATGTTTTAGCTTTTGGTAGTACAGGGTCTACTGATATACATAAGATATCAGAAACAAATACATTAATTTCTGCAATACAACAACCATATATATCCACTGCTTTTTCAGGGGATATTTTAGTAACTGCAAGTGGAAATATCCTAGTTACACACTTATATAGCTCAAACATAGGTTATGGACTATATTCACCAGATTTAGGCTTAATCCTAGGCGGTACTTATAATGGAAACAACACATCTGTAGCTGGGGAGAATATTAATAATAACCTATTTGTTACAGAAGTTCCTAATGGGTATGCTTTATTTATCTCTGGATTTTCTGGTACAAATTATGGCGCTACTGTTTGTTTCGTTACACCTACTTTTGCGATTACGGGTGTGGCACTTGTACTAGTGCTAACTAGCGGTACTTTTATACCAAATTCAATCTTTAAACATGAGGGTGAAATACACTTGTCTGGAGCATATAGTGTAAACACAAATTACCCATGTAAGCGTATTATAAATGCAGGAAAACAGTCTATCATAGGTGTTTCCACATCTACTGCTTTAGCTGGTGGTGATGTTAATATAATGATAGAGGGAGAAGCCACCCTTAGTAAGAACTATTCGCTTATAGGTGCTTTTGACCTTAGAGCTTCTGTACCTTATGGCAATAGAGGAATTATTGTTGGAAATAAAGCAGCAATGTTCGGGATAAAGGTGTAACTGATGTATATACTTACTAATGGTACTGACGTATTAGAGAGTACACTAGAGCCGATTACTTTTGAGTATGGTATTTGGAACTGTATAAGTAATAGATATAGTGACCCAGAGAAGCAATTTACACTTACTGTAATCCCGATAGTTCCGGCTAGCATAACTAATTCTCAAGCTAGACAAGCCTTAGAACTAAGCGGATTGTATTCAAGTGTGAATACTGCGATATTAAGCGGTACTGATGTGGCTTTACAGATTCGGTGGGAATATGAACCTATGATCAATAGAAATGATGCTGGATTAATTACTATGGCTACTACCCTTAGCCTAACTGCTTTACAGTTAGATGAGTTATTTATTTTAGGAGGGGATTTATAATATGAAAACTATTTTAGCATTCTTATTGATTCCAATAGCATTGTTGATACTGTTAGTTGTTGGCATTCCTGCTTTTATCGCAAATATATATCATCAAATCAACAAGCTTGAAGAGTATTTTACAAGCATAGCACATGGTATTGATGTGCTGGGCGCTGGCTTGCTTTACAACAAAAGAAGAAGAACTATAAGCGCAATCTCCTATGATAGAGGAAACAAAGGGAACCTTGAATCGCTTTTATTTTATAAATTAATAGATATTTTAGCTTATGTTTTGTCCGGTCAAAAAAACCATTGTAAAGAAGCTTACGAGTATGAAGAAAGTTTGTTTGTACTCAAAGATAAGGAGAACTGATATGGGGTTAATGGATTTTAATTTAGGCGAAATAGGTACTTTATTTACAGATGCAAGAGAGGCTATAACGGGTAAAAAAATTGAAGACCCAATGGAGCTGGCAAAAATAGATTTACAGTTACAGCAGATACAAAAAGCTCTTATTAGCGGTCAATTACAGATAAATATGGAAGAAGCAAAACATCCTAGTATTTTTGTTGCTGGATGGAGACCGAGCATAGGATGGGTAGGTTCTATATCATTAGCTTTAATGTTTATACCTAAAGCTATAGTTCTTACGTTTGTATGGGTTTATGAAGTGTATTTAACTTATCATCCAATATATGTGGATGGAGTTTTACAAGTATTACCTGCCCTACCTGTATTCCCCGACCTAGGTGTAGGGGATGTAATCGCTCTACTCGGTTCAATTTTAGGAGTAGGTGCTATGAGAAGTTATGATAAAAAAAATGGTACTGATACTAAAGAAGTTAGATAATGAAGTCTTAAGAATGCCACAGCCAACCTATCCCTAAGCCGACTGATACAAAAATTTTAACCAAGAAGAGCACAAACTTAAGAAAAAGTGACTTTTTGGTACAAGGAAAGTATATGCAGTCAACAACAATCAAAGCACCCTTTGGATGGGTAGGTGGCAAGTCAAAACTAGCTTATGATATTGTGAGTTTAATCCCCGAGGAACATACAACCTATATTGAAGTGTTCGGTGGTGCACTCAGTGTTTTCTACGCCAAAGACAAATCAAAACTGGAAATTATAAATGACATCAACTCCGATTTAATCAATCTACATAGATCAATAAGAACTAACCCTCAAACTCTGTCATTTTTTCTAAATAACATGCTCATCTCAAGAGAGATATTTGAAGATATAAGACATAGAAGATCACAGCCAAGAAACAACATAGAAGCAGCTGCTTTTTATCTCTACCAGTTGACGCAAAGCTTCGGTTCCAAGGGCGACAATTTCGCCATGAGTGCAAAGTCCGGACGCAAACCAAAAAACATATATAAGTCATATAAAAAATGGTCCGATAGACTCAAGGGCGTGACGATTGAAAACAAATCTTTTCAAGAGCTCATACCACTCTATGATAAAAAAGAGGTATTTTTCTATGTTGACCCTCCATATGTCTCAACTGAGAGTTACTATAAAAACACAGGTGGATTTGGAGTAGAAGAGCACAAACTATTGGCAGCACTTTTGTCTCAAGTCAAAGGTAAATTTTTACTCTCATACAATGACTGTGCGCTGGTTAGAGAGCTGTATAAAGGCTTTAATATAAGAGCTACAAAAAAGATTGAATACACGCTTGGTAAAAATGTACATAGGAAGAATAAGAGTGTGAGGGAGGTTATTATTACTAACTATTAGATTTAAATAGCACTTAGCTGTTTAAATCTAATTAAAAGTCCAATAAGTTTTGATTTCTTTATCTTGATTTCCTCTAACATTGACATCTTTAAAGTTTGTATAAGGGCTATTGGAACTATAATCATCAGGAAAAAAAGAATCGCCAACTTTTCTAAATCCACTAATCATCTTTAAGTTAAAAGCACCCACGATATCATTGTTAGGGTATCTATCCTCAACAACGGATATATAACTGTTACAATTATATGATGTATTCTTACATAGGTTAAATTTCTTATTAAACGGTAGTTTATCAATATAAAAAGTGACTTTTTTACTAACTTTATTATTTACTTCTTCAATATAGATTAATTTTTTAGTTGCTATATTCTTTTCTCCAACAATATGATTTGTATTATCATATTCTCTAAACTTAACGTCCTGTTTAGTAGTTATTTTTGTTGTAGAACATCCACCTAGAAGGAATATTGCAATGAATGCAACCAGTGTGAGTTGTATATTTTTAAAAGACATAATAAACCTTTGTTTTTGAAATTTGCAAAGCCATGATTCTGTTATAATTTTACATGATTGATTATATACAAATAACTAATAAATTGAAAGAAATAATTTCTCAAGATATCAATAATGAGAAAATATCTGATAAAGATGTTGCAGCAGTTCTTGACATAGATTACAATAATTTCAGAAAACAAAAAGCAAGAAACTCACCACACTATCCTGAAATCATGCAATTCTTAGCTAAACGAAACATCTCAATAAACTGGTTCTTCTTTAACCAACTACCAGAGAGTTTAATTGAGAACACTTCAAACTATATCATACTTAAGTATCAAAAATCAGTTATTACTTCAGCTGGAGGCGGTGCAATAAATGATGAATTAAACTCAAATCCATTAGTGATAGATAAGCAACTGTTAGATCATATAAATAGCAGCTATAAAAATACTGAAGTATTACAGGTATTTGGAGACTCAATGGAGCCTTATATTAAAGATGGAAGCTTGGTCTTTGTGGATAAGAGTAAGATTAATCTAAACATAGCAGGTGTTTATGTCATTAATACCTTAGAAGGGCTTTACGTTAAAAAGATTAAAATGCAGGATAATAAATATTATATGAAGAGTTCAAACAAACAATATGATGATGTAAAATTAGATGAGTTTGAAGTAATAGGACAAGTAAAAGGTGTATATATTAAAGTTTAGTTTTGCTTATGAAATGTGAGTGAAATGGCTACATGTCAAGCTTATATGATAGATACTAACATTTCATAAGCAAATAATTAACATTTTAAAAGCGTTTGTACA